GGTATAAAGGGAACGCAAATATTTAAAAACGGAGGAAAAAAATAATGGCAAATCCAAGACACAATAAACAAACTACAAATAGACGTGGTGCTATGGGTGGTGGAATGATGAAAAGAACTGGTTATAAATCTGGTTCATTAAAAAATGTTGATAAAAATAAAAATCCAGGTCTTGCAAAGTTACCAACTAAAGTAAGAAATAAAATGGGTTTTAAAAGTAAAGGTGGAAAAGTATAATGAGAAACGATTACGGAAATAGAGTAAAGAAAAATATGGGTGGTGGCCTATATGAAAACATTCATAAAAAAAGAGCTAGAATTAAAGCTGGTTCAGGTGAGACTATGAGAAAACCTGGATCTAAAGGTGCACCAACTGCAGCAAATTTTAAAAGAGCAGCGAAAACAGCAAAGGCATAATGTTTTCAATGATTGGAAAAAAAGGTGGTAAAACTGTCGGCATAGGTCGAGGTGGAAAAAACCTTATTAAAAAAAGAAAGAAAGTATCTATTGGTGGCTATATGGGTAAAGCTATTAGAAGTGAATATGGTGGTGTTAAATTATCTAATCCATCGTATGAAAAATATTACAAAGGAATGATCTAATGCCAGGAGCAGCTTTAAGAGGATTTGGAAGAGCGTATATGAATAGCGGCGGATCACCTGCATGGACTAGAAAAGAAGGTAAATCACCTTCTGGTGGTTTAAACGAAGCTGGAAGAAAAAGTTATAAAAGAGGTAATTTAAAAGCACCTACAAAATCTAAAACAAGTGGTAGAAGAAAATCATTTTGTGCAAGAATGGGTGGTATGAAGAAAAAATTAACTTCTGCAAAAACAGCAAGAGATCCAAATTCAAGAATTAATAAAGCACTTAGAAAGTGGGATTGTTAGTGGACCCATTAGTAGTCGTATCTAAATTACAAAAAATTTTACAACAGAATCTTCAAAGAATTGGTGACACCTTAATTACTGGTGGTGTTGACAATATGGAAAAATACCAGTATATGTTAGGACAGGCACGTGCATATCAGTACGCGCTTCAGGAAATCTCTAACCTGCTAAAAGCTAAGGAGCAAGAAAATGAACAAGGAAACGTTATCGACATCGGAAAAGGAAATTCCAAAACATAGGAACGCACTTTCTGAAAAGTATAAACAAGAAGATAAAAAAATTGGTTCAGAACCTGAACCTTTAAATCCAAAGAACATACAAAAAGTAAAATCCCAGCTGCCCGAACCTAGTGGTTGGCGACTACTTGTGTTGCCTTTTACACCTAAAGAAAAAACTAAAGGTGGAATTTTAATAGCACAAGAATCTTTAGAGAAACTACGTATTGCAACTAATTGTGGCTACGTTTTAAAAGTAGGACCGTTGGCCTATTATGATAAAGAAAAATATCCAACAGGACCATGGTGCAAAAAAGGAGATTGGGTTATTTTTGCACGTTATGCAGGTTCAAGATTACCCATAGACGGCGGTGAAGTACGTTTATTAAATGACGATGAGGTTTTAGGCACAATAGGTGACCCAGAATCCGTACTTCATAATATATAATTCATAGGAGGAAACTATGCCAGAAGATAAAGAACCAAAAACAGTTGATATAGATACATCCGGCCCAGGTGCTGATGTTGAGTTACCAGAAGAAAAAGTAACAGAAAATGTTGAAACTGTTGAACCTGAAAAACAGGTTGAAGAAAAAGTAGAAGAGAAACAAGAAACGAGTGACGAGAAACAAGAGACTAAGGTAGAAGAGAAACAAGAAACTAAGGAAGAAGAGAAACCAAAAGAAGAATTAGAACAATATAGTGAAGGTGTTCAAAAAAGAATTGCTAAGTTAACTAAAAAGTGGAGAGAAGCCGAAAGGCAAAAAGAAGCTGCTTTAGATTATGCTAAAGGAGTTCAAACAGAACACAACACTTTAAAAACTAGAATGGCTAAACTAGAGCCAAGTTATGTAACTGCAGTTGAGAACAGAGTTAAATCAGGTATGGAAGCTGCTAAATCTACGCTTATGAGAGCTAGAGAAGCAGGTGACATAAACGCTGAAGTCGAAGCACAAAAAGAAATTGCTAGACTTGGAATGGAAGAAGTAAGAGTTAATACTCTTAAAAATAAACTTTCAGAACAAAAAGAAACGGAAGTAAAAACTCCTTCTTTAGACCAAACACTTCAAACTCCACCAGCAGACCTAAAAGCTGAAGAGTGGGCAGAAAAGAACGAATGGTTCGGAAAAGACTCTGCTATGACTTATACAGCGTTTGATCTACATAAAAAACTGGTTGACGAACAGGGTTACGACCCTAAAACAGACGAATATTATGCTGCGATAGACAAGCAAATGAGACTTGACTTCCCCCATAAATTTGCTAAAACAAACTCACAGGAATCGACTAAACCTACACAAACAGTAGCGTCAGCGACGCGAAGTGTAAAACCTGGTCGCAACACCGTGAGACTCACATCATCTCAGGTAGCAATCGCTAAAAAATTGAATGTGCCACTTGAAGAATATGCGAAACAATTAAAAATCACGAAGGAGGCATAAGCATATGCAAAACGATAAAATAAAAACTTCCCGTGCGAGTCAAACAAGAGCTAAGACAGCTAAAAAAACTGTTTGGACTCCACCAT